ATATCCTATGGCTACTTCATTTCACGCTCTCAACTACCTCTTAAAGACGCACGTCGGAATGACAAAGGACGACATACGGGATTTAAAGAAGATGGGGCGATGGATTTGTATTTTCAAAAATTTCCCGCAGTACATCGTATCGGCAACCCACGCCCGAATGTTGATTAGGGATTAGCCGGGGAGAGTGACTTCATCAACCTCATCGGACTCGTCATGATTCAAAGTTATTTGATTACCCGCAATATCACATACAACCATCTTTGGGGGTGCTTCGGGAATGCCAAACTCCCGTCTGTAGGCGACACGAATATCTTCAAAGAATTTCTCAGCACCGGCTCCGTATGTTCTAGTGATTTCTGCTATGCAATCATTAGAGAGGAATGACTTCGGGAGGCATTCTCCTTGGACCTTGTTTTCCAAATAATTATTGAGCCAAAAAGTCGCCACAAATCCAGCAGTCTTGTCTTTTAGAATCCGCTTGGCTATGCCTTGGGATATCTTGGGCTTTTGCTTTATGGGTGCTGCCTCTTTCTTGAATTTGTGGTCTTTAGAAAGGGGGCTTCCGTGGTTCATCATTCTATTCCATACATATAAATTAATCACTTCTTATAGATGTCAGTCCCTTCTGGAGTGTTGCGATATGCTGGTATTTGGAATGCTTCCAGTACCTATATACCGGGGCTATTCGTTCAGTCATCCCTCGTCAATAATTCGTATGCTGTCCTTCAAACTGTTACGGGCGGTGCAGACCCTTCCGTAGCCTTGGCTCCGAACTGGGTGGCCTTTCCGCCTTCTGGTGATTTTGATGTAGAAGGGCTTCAAAATAAAGTAGGAATTTTTCCAGCCCTTCCTCTCAGCGATGATATAATAGAACTCGCCGCAAACAATGACGGAACCCCTCCGACGGCGATTGTTCCAGATGGGACGGCACCGACTTCTTCTGTAACCCCTTTAGGCACCCCTTGTTGGTTATACACGAAGCCGGTTGGTAATGCTGGGTTCAATTGGTATATGTACAATCCACGATTTGGCGCGCCAGCAGCACCTTTGCCTTATAAAAAATATAGTGCTAATCCCGCCCAAGAGCGGATACAAAGCGTATGGGCTCTCGTTCAACCAGCGGTCAATACAAATATTTATACGGCTGGTGTTATAGCACTCAATCTCTATTCGTTTGATGATGCTAATCTCCCGACAAGTGGGTTTTTTAACACACGCTGGGCTTACTCTAACTCGCAAGGTCAGAATAACGGCGTGGGTGGGGTAAATCTCTACGCTGGATATACATACCTATTGTATGCGTATGATGCTCCACGCATTACAAACGCAACGGGAGTGGGGCAACCAGATATTCAAGACTGGGGGCTACGGGACCCTTATGACCTATACACGGACGTTCATCATATTCCATTACAGAATTGCGTCCTCGCTTTCAATCCTTGGACTGATGGGACGGACTATAAGACTTGGACGGCAACCGGCCTTTTTACAAACGGGCAAACTGTTATATATTCTGGCTTCGGTGGAACGGCCAATGGAATCTTTTATTCTGTGGTAGGAAATCCACCAGCGGGGACGCAACCCGTTTCTTCTACGGGTGTTCCCTCTGCGTTCTATGTCGCACTATCACCACAACCTTCTTCTTATGCTTCTCAACCCATTCTTTCTATGAACCTAAATGGTATTAATGGAGTGGCGACGGGCTGGACGGCGGGGCCTCTCTTGCGTGTCCTCTCTATGGGATACACAACTGGACCGAATCCCCAAACCCAGTCCTACAGCGAGAGATATATCCTCAATTAAAAAAAACCCCTCGTATAGATGTCAGTGCCTTCTGGAGTGTTGCGTTATGCTGGTATTTGGAATGTTACAGATACCTACATACCCGGCATGTTCGTTCAATCCTCCCTCGTCAATAACTCGTATGCAGTCCTTCAAACTGTTACTGGCGGTGCCGACCCCTCTGTGGCCTTGGCTCCGGATTGGGTGGAATTTCCTCTACCGCCTTCTGGTGATATTACAAGCGTCACGGCTGGGACTGGGCTAAGCGGTGGTGGCTCAGCGGGTAATCTGACTCTGGCGAATACGGGGGTGCTATCCCTCTCTGGTGTCTCGGGTAATGTAAATCAAACTTGTAATATAGGAACCTACGTGCCGTCGGGTTCTACTATAGGCTTGAATATTTCGGTACCCATTACTAGTATTAATGGATTGACGGGCGCCCCCGTTATTGAGACCTTACCGACATCCACGATTGATGTCCAAACTAGTTCTCCAAATATTCAAGTGGGACTAAAAACCAATAGTTTCGGGACATATACGGAGAATACTGGCGGTTCAGCGAGTGTGAATATTTCCTCTTCCATATGCATTCCCGAAAGTATTATTCAAATTACCTATATAAATTCCGGGATAGCGTTACTCGCTCAAACTGTTATTTCTATCGTGGCTGGAACCGGGTATTTTACGATTACTTTTAGCACGACGGTAGGACTTAGTGATAAAATTAACTGGCTTGTATTAAATCCCTAAACATCCATATAGAGATGAGCCTAACGGCTGGAGCAGAAAAACAAGCAGAGGCATACACACTAAGCGACGATGATATACGTCGCTTACTGGGTGGCGGTATAGAAATCACTCCCTACCCAAACATAAAGGACGTGCAGAATATCTACGAGCTATTTGACAGTCGGGGCCGCGCTATCATATTTTATCCACAGCAGAGCGAAAATGTCGGTCATTGGACGTGTATGATAAAGGACGGGCGACAAATAGAGTTTTTTGACCCTTATGGGGAACCTCCCGACGCACAGAAGGACGGCCTTTCCAAGAACCAGCTTGCGAAAATGCGAATGGATCACCCCGATTTGACCCGGCTCCTAGAAGAAAGTGGATGCCACGTTATATTCAACAAGGTTCAACTCCAGAAGATGGCGAATGATGTGCAGACGTGCGGCCGTCATTGCGTCTGTCGTCTTCTATATTACAGATTGCCTGTCGGCAAGTATAGGCAGATGATACATAAATCGGGTATGACCCCCGACGAGTTTGTTGTTTCTAAGACCTATAACAACTTAGGGAAGTAAAATATTTACAGAGTGTAGAATGTCTTACTCGTTTCGCAGTATTGTTGATGGCGGAGCCGATAGTGATATGATCTACTACAACGCTACGATGACCTCCACCAAGACGGCTGACCTTACAGTATCGCAGCCGCCTCAGCCGGTGAAGTTCAACGAAACTCGTGATGCTCCTATTATCAGAGATGCGTCGCTGTATAACTTCTCCATTATAAAATTTACTATGAATGGCCCCGGCCGTGAACTGCCTCTATTCATTCCGCTCATCCAGACCAACGGAACGGTGTCTGCGACTGGCCTACAGACAGACCCAAACCGGACTATTTACAACCTTGCTATTCCCTATCAGCGGACTTGGAACTATACAGACAGCGGGACCGGCTTGGCTGCGACTGCCACTATCACTCTGGCCCCCGCAAGCCATGCAATAATATATGTCCCCGAAATTCAAAACACGACTATTGCACCGGTCCCCCAAGTCCCAGCAACGGGAATAGTAAAGCAAGACCTTTCTACCCGGTATTACTGGACCTATACTTACAGCCATTTCGCCCAGATGGTGAATGATGCCCTAGAGGCGGCGATGTTAGATACCTTTGCGGCATTCAACTTATTTTGGGGGTCACTCCCGACAGCTACCGTTAATCCGTATTTTACCGGCGGTCTTCCCGACTTTAACAAGTTCCTTCTAGATCACGATGTGCCTTTCATCAAGTATAATGAATTCACCAAACTTTTTGAACTCTATGGCGACACGAGGGCCTTCAATATCAGCGGCCAAATTACCGGGCAGAATTTTAATATTCGCACTGGCCTTCAAACTGGAACCCAAGCCCCGATACCGGCCTTTGTCCCGACCGTCTATAATGCTGGCGATCCAGCCTCTCCCGCCTCAACGGCCTACCTCCGGCTGTTCTTCAATACGGAACTGATGAACCTTCTTGCAAATTTCAACAATACCTTTATTGGTGCTGTGGGTGGTAGCAGTATTTCTTTTCCTATCGCAACTTTCGGTAACATCTACTATCCTATTGGCAATGCCACCCCTTTCTCCGGTGCGGGGCCGTGGCTCTATTCCTACGAAATCCTATTCACAAATCAACTCTATACGAATATCCTCAATAACAACCCGCTACTGCAAGGCAGCGCGGCGGTCCCTCCTCCAGTATATAACCCAT